GAATCTCCGACACGCCGTCGGCGGCGATGTTTACAATAGTAACCTCGATGCCGGCCTGTGTGGCGATCAGGGTGATCGTTTTTGCGTCGGTGCCCAGGGCGACTACCATACCGCTGTCGGTCACAAGGGTAGTGTAATCGTCTGTCTTTGTCACGCGGCTGCGATTGCCCCATTCGTCCTGACCGCCCGGGTCGATCTCGATTTCCAGGATCGCCGCCGTAACGTATCGCGTTATTTTGCCGATGTAGGTGTTCGCCGGGTCGAAAGAAAAGGCGTTATCGTCACTGGCATAGACCGCGTTGCCTACGTCGGTGACAAGTCCGGCCAGGGCGATCTCGAAGCGGCCCTTGGTCAGATAGCGAATGTTCTTGGCGCCGTCTGTGGCGACCAGAGAATTGTCACACTGCTCGGTCGCGATTCCGAGGAACCGGTCACCGTCAACCAGGGGCCGACCGTAGCCGGAACCGTTCTCGCCCACGAGCGATCCCTCAAAGACGATGTCCGAGGCGATAATGCCAATCGAACCATAGTCACCCAAGGTATGCGGGAGCTTGGCGTCCACTGCTTTTGTTGTCATTTTTGTACTCCTTTTTTAATTCTTAACATTTTTCGGTTTCTCAGTTCTCGTAGGGTTTATCGCCCCTGCGTTATTATTTGCACTGGGCCATCATGCGGTCGATGATCTCGACGCGAGCCTTGTCACCGGCGGCGTCGGCCCTGAGCCGGTAGCTTTTCAGCGTCTCGCCGACGGCCTTGTCGTCGCTCGATAACTCAAGCGGCCTGGCAGTGACATTGACGATTCGCGGCTTGTCGTTGCTCGCTTTCAGGTAGGTCCTGACCACGCCGTCTATGAACGGGTCACCGGCGGCGATTTCGAGGACGTGAACGCCTTTTACTCTTTTGAGCTTGGGCAGTGTCGGTGCCATGTCCCCGGTTTTGACGCCGGCAATGGCCCGGCTGGCGATCGCGTTGGCAATCGTCGGGAATTTCTCTGCAAAAACCGCCGGGTCCAGGCCGGCTATTTCCGCGGCGGCTTCGACCTTGGCGTCGAGCAGTCTTTGCTCGAGCTCGGCCTCGGTCAATTCGATAACGCCCACGGCTGGTGTCACTGGCTCTGTCGCGCTTTTGCCGTCTTTGCTGTTCTTTGTCATTGTTTAGCTCCAATAAAATAATGTTTTTGTTTTTGTTTTTGTTTAACTGCCATTAGCCCTTCTTAATCTTGATGAGGCCTTTGGCGTCGTTCTTTTTGAACGCGATATATCCGGCCAGGCCGTCTTTATCGTTGCCAAATTCATCCTGGAGCTTGGGATCGGCCCGCCACTCGGCCTCGAAGCGCTCCTCGTCTGTCACCGGGGCCTTGCCGTCTTTGGTCAGGAGGCCCGCCGCCGACTTTTGTTCGTCGCTAAACTCCTGGACCGCCGGGTCGAGCGTTTGGGTTTGTTGCGTTGCGGTGTCACTTGCCTGCTGCTTTGCGGCCAGGGCGGCGCTTTGCTTTTCAAGCAGCGCGGTTTTTGCGTCCTCGACGCTCGCTCCGGCCTTGAACTGGGCGACGGCGAACTCGGCGTCGGCGCCCGGCAATCCTGCAATCGCCTCGAACCTTTCACCGGCGGCCTTGTTGCCTTTTTCAAACGCGGCGTCGATTTTGACCTTCTCTTCTTTTAGTTTGTTTTCGTTTTCTTCTGACATTTTTTGTGTCTCCTTAGATTTTACGAATTGTGCTCGGGTATTTTTCAAGGCGCCGAACACAGTGACGGAGCCTTCCATTACCAGGGCGTTTTTGATTATTGTTCCAGGACCCTTGAGAGTCTTTCCGTTTACTTTTTGACTTGAGCCTTCGGGGATATTCTCAATAATTGAACGCTCCGGGTCGAATCGCAGAGACGTCTCGAACGGGAATCCGGCGTCGGCGTCGGCCTTGATCGAGCGGGATAATTCGTTGTCGAGCATAACGCCGGTGATTGTGAGTTTTTCTTCGATGCTGAAACTATTGGCAAAGCCGATGCGCTGATCGGTATCGTGGCGGTAGAGTATCGGCAGCTTTGTTTTTGCGGCCTTCATGCTGGATAGCTCGAACGCAAAATTCCCCCAATACCAATGATTATTGATCGAACCATCGTACAGATTCAGGGTGACGGAGTTTTTCTTTTTATCGCCGTCGGCGAACTCTGTGAACTCAACGGCACTTCGCTGCGTAAAAACGCAGGCCTCTTTTTCGACGGTGATGGTGTCACTTGCTGTCTGATTTGTCATCTGGCTTGGCATCTTCGTTTCCTTTCGAGTTATCGTCCGGCTCGGGAGCGGGGACAATCGCTTCATCTTCTTTTTGGCGCTGGGCTTCGATGTCACCCCATTCGGAGCCGAGCCGGGCACACATTTGGGTCCGGTTGTTGGTGTGGTTTTCGAGATTCAGCTTGTCGGCCATAGCTTCCTTGTACGGGTCAACATACGGCCACCTCCGACATAATACCTCGTGATCGAAAATATCGTCGCGGTAAACCAGCTCCTTATTTTCGATAAGCCGCTGTATCTTCCAGCGATAGATGCGGCTTTCCAGTGGCCGGACGACAAGGCTCTGCTCTCGCTCCCATGCTTCCTGCGCTTTTTGATAAGCGATTCGGGCGTTCATAAACGTCGCGCCGCTAAAATCGAGCGTCACCAGCATAAGCGGTATGCACAGGGGCCGGCCTATGAAGCTAAGCAGACGCTCGACGAACGGATCGAATGTTGTCCCCGGTCGGTTCTGGCCGATACCTTCGGCCTTGTCACCTGGCTCGCCGTACATAATAAGGCCGGGTTCCATTTTTTCGAGCCTGCCGCCGTCTTTGTCGTAGCCGCTCGAACTCGAGCCGCCGGTATAAGCGCCTGGCATTGAATCGTAAACGTCACTCTTTCCAATGAACATCGAGAAACATGCGTTGACGCGTGCGGCGACCAGCTCGGCGTCGATGTAGCCGCTTAGCTGGTCGATATACTTGATCGACGGGCTCAGGGCCGGCTCGCCGCGCGACTGGCTGGACCTTCGCGGGTGGAAAACATGACAGACACGGTCCGGGGTGTATTTTTGGTAACTGTCGGGCTTGATGTAAAATCCGTTTTCATCGGGTGCGCCGATATAATAACCGATCAGCCTTTTGGTCAGCTTGCTAAAAGCGATTCCGTTGACGACGTCGAAGTGCCTGGCCTCGGTGCGTCCGAAGGGTGTCCCTATCTGGTCGCCTTCGATGTGCTGAATCTCCTCGCCGACAAAAAGCAGGGCGTGGTCACCGTCTCGGCGGTAACTGTAATACGCGAGACTCCGCATCATCGGCCAGTTGAATCGCCCGGAAATATCGACCGGCGCGTCGTACATTTGCGACTTGATAAGCCGCTCGATCTTTGCGTTTACACGCATTGACAACGTCCGGGCCTGGACCGGCGGCATCGAGCCCAAAATGCTGTCGCGTTCTGTTTCGAGCAGGCCGCGGGCAATCGGATTGTTCAGGCACAGATCGCGGCACGTCTCTCGAAGTTTGAAAAGGCTGTTCTCGTCGAGCGCGACGTCACCGGTACCGCCCGAACCCCTGGGCTTGCCTAATCGCGTTGTCTTGACCGCGTCGTAACCGAATCGATAGAGCTGGCGGCGATAGGCCGTCTTTGGGCTGACGATGCCGACCATCGAATCGATAAACACGCTGGTCTGGCGTTGCCACTTGCGTTCGGGATTTCTCGGCCCCTGGCCGTCACGGTCTCTCATGTAAAGTCCGCCCTTGTTCTGCCGCCTGATGTTGTTGTGCTGCGTGCGTCGATCTGGTTTTGCAGGGCCTTCTCGCGTGCTCGCAGTTCCGACAATGGCGGTAAGGTGACATTCCTGCCGTCGGGTCCGGTGATGCTCTGGCCGTTAGTCAGGACGGTTGTTATCATTGCCCGGACCTCGGTCAAATCGGCCTCAAGTTGTGCGGTTGTCAATACCGGCATATCTGCACAATAGCATCCGCCTTTGTAAGGCGTAACCACCTATGTGCTAAGAATTAGCACATAGTATGTAAAAAATAGCCCCGAGGGCCTGTCCAGGGCCGAAATAAGCCCCGAACGCCGCTGCGGGCGTGTGTTTATGGGTCCCAAGCCGAGAAAACACCTTAAAACGGCTGTGGTGCGTTTGCGCGCATAAAAAAAAGCCCCGGACCGGTTAAGGTTCGGGGCTCAATACAAACCGCCGATTCGGGTGACGACCGAAACGGCATTTTAAGGGCTTTATATATTAACGCGGCTTAGCCGCTTTCAGGGCGTCTCTTAGTTTTTCGACCGCGACCTGAGACCACGACGTCGGCTTGGTCCGTTTTTGGGCAATCGACCAGCACTCGGCGACCAGGTCCGCCGGGACCTGCAGCATCTTACGCCCAGCCGGGTTTAACCCGGTTTTAATTTTCTGTTTCTTCGCATTGCTCATGTCACTAACCTTTCAATTGCGCCGTCGCATTTTTCACTATCAGCCGGGCCTTGTGGTTTGACAATAAAGTCTCCATGTTCCGTTGGTCTCATTTCAAACGACTTGCCACATTTCTTACAGTGGTATTTATTTTTAGTTTGTTGGGCTTTCATATCACAAGTCGCCCTTTCTATCTGCCTTTCGATATTTTTTACTCGCGTGTCGGTACTGATAAACTCGACGCCGGTCATAAACGCGGCCAGGTCGTTTTTGACGTAGTAGCTTTTGCGGTATTTTTCGCAGAGCCTAACGGCGGCGGTTCCGAAGCATAGCCAGCCGTAGGCGTCGATGTCACTTTTGCGATGGTTGAGCTTGCCGATCTTGAAGTGGTCCACAAACCCATACGTCCGCTCGATAATCGCCAGGCTCTCGGCTGTCTCTATCACCGGTTCGAGGCTTACCCAAGTCTCGATGCCCTTACTCTTTGCCAGTTTTATCGCTTCGATTCTCTCGTCGGGCAGCGCCGCCGCCGGCTCCCACTTGCGGCTCTTGACCGGGTCCAGGAAAGTCAGCGTCGTCGCGAACGCGTCACCGTTGCGGTACAGGTCGAAGTCACGCTTTGCGTTTAGGCCGCCCTTAGTCAAAATCTGAAAAGGGATTTCATAAAATCTTAACAACTCGATCACCGCCCGGGTATGACTTAGCTCGCGGTCGATCTCCTGGTATGGGTCGCAGGTGAAACACAACAGGCACCGCTTGTCTGTCCCGGCGTATTCCGGCAGGGCCTTGTCGAGTTTTTTTATCAGGTCTTTTCGGGCCTTTGGTTTATTAAAGTCCGCCGGGCCGGTCCTGGTCGCCGCCGGGGCATAGCAGTATTTACAGCCGTGACTACAGCCGGTATAAATGTTGATCGCCAGGTGCGAATATTCGGCGGCCCGGCCCGATGGTTCGTAAATTGCCATTTTCGAGCCTCACTTTCTTTTTGTTTATTGCATTATCGGTTTACTTGTTTAATTGTCAAGGCCTTTAGGGCCATAAAATTATATGATTTCCGTAAACGTCTGGCCTCGGCTCGGGTGTCGCTGGACATAGCCCTGGAGCGAAAGCCTGAGCTTTGCGTTTATCTGGTTTATGGCCTTGTCGCTGACCCGCGTTAATTTCCAACCGGGCCGCGTCTCTTCGGCGCGGGCCAGGATATAGGCCCGCACCGCCGAAGTGTTTATCAAGTCCTTTGATTTACCCATGTCACTTTCCTTTCGACTTTTTGGACTTTAGCATCTTAAGTTCAATTAGCCACTTCCAATTTTCGCCCTGTTTGGGTGTCGCGGACTTTACTTCGACGCCGAAACGTGACGCCCACCGGGGCATTTGAGATGAAGGTCGCCTGTAAAAATATAAATCCTTGCGCTTGGCGTCGAACATAGCGACACAATTAAGAA